ATTATTTAACTAGTGTGTATAGAATAAGGATAGCAACGATTATGCCAAAAGTAACTTTCTTGTTGGCTCTAGCTAATCCCCATAGTCCTATAGCGTATTGTTTTAGTTTTTCCATAGTTTTCTCCTTAATGTATGTCTCCCCAGTTTTTACCGGATTCGTAATCTACCTTGTTAGGTATCTCTAGGTCAACTGCGGATTCCATAATTTTTTTTATTTTTTCAGCTTGTTTATCACTTTCTACAGAAATATCCAGTTCATCATGAATTTGAATATGGGGTATAATATTTTCTTTATATAGTTCTAACATACATTTTTTAGTCATATCAGCTGCTGATCCCTGAATTAATTTATTAAGAGCTTTGTAGGTATAAGCTCGTTTTATCCCTGGTCCGTGTTCCCTGAGCGCCTCATTATGGGGCAATGCTTTATGCATACCGAATTGATTTGGTTCCCATAGATGAAAACGACAAAGTCTTCCAAGAAGTGTTCGAATCTGTCCATGTTCCTGAGCACGATTCGATGCAACATGCATTAATTGTTTTACAAATGGAACTTTTCCATGATACATTTGAAATAATTCTTCTGCTTTTTCTATGCTCACACCAAGTTCTGCTTGTAACTTGGCTTTTCCCATTCCATAGAATAGTCCTAGATTAATTGTCTTTGCTTGAGTTCTAGGAATATTTGCCATCTCTGCTACAATTTTATGAAAATCTGTGTCTGGATTATTTTGATAAGAATCAACGACATTATAGGCTGACGGAAATTTATAAAGTGACGCGTAATGAACAACTAATCTTGGTTCCTGCTGATTATAATCAAAACATCCCCACGTACAATTTTCCTCTGGTATAAATAAACCTCTAATTAAAGGTCCGAGGTCCTTGTTCCGTGCTGGAATCTGCTGTAAATTTGGATTTCGGTATGAAAATCTTCCTGTAACTGTTCCTCCACTATCTCCTCGAAGTTGATTAATGTCCGCATGAATTCTACCTTTATGCTCGTAATTAATAATAGTATCGATAAATGTAGTATGGGCCTTGTTTACTTCTCTAGCTTTTGCTATCTTTTGAACTAGAGGATGTTTATGTTCGGAAAGGAAATTTTTTGTAAATGACGGAGCCTGTGTTTTTTCAGTTCGTTCATAAGGCAGTTTTAATTTGTCGAAAACTTTGGCAATGGATCGTGCTGCCCATATTTGAGGCTCTATCTGTGTTTCTTTTTTTATTTCTAGCAGGAGCTCTTTTTCTTGTTTTTCTAATTGTTGCTTTAATTTGTGAGCTTGTGGAACGTCTACTCGCACGCCTTTGAATCTCATATCAACCAGACAAGGGAATAATTCGGTTTCTAAATTAAAAATACTTTCTACATCCTGATTTGATATTTCTCTTTTTAGAAGTTGCCATAGTTCTAAAGTAAGAGAAGCATCTCGCTCAGCATATCCTCCAACAAAAGTTGCTGGAAGTTTCCATAACTCTGCTTTAGGATCTACACCCCAATCTTTTGCAGCTTCATTTAATGTGGATTCATTTTTTCCGTAGCCTAAATAATCCCAACTCAAGGAATTTAAATCATACCGATACTTATTCTCATTAACTAAAGAAGCTGCGATCATGGTATCAGTGATTAAGCCATTGATTTTTATACCCATTTTTCGTATCCAGCAGACATCATACATGGCATTGTGAAAAATTTTTGTTGCCTCTGTCGACATAGTATCTTTAAACCAGGATAAAACTTTTTTCCGATTCATATTAGGATTCGTTCCATGTGCAATTGGGAAATACCAAGAATTATCTTTTACAGCTACTGCTATTCCTACTACTTCGCCGTTACCAATGATTGAACCTGATCCCTTGTTTTTTAAATCAGGATCTCTGGTTTCAAGATCCACTGCAATTTCTGAATATTTAGATAAGTCAGGACAATTTGATGGTGTAGTCCATTCTTTTTGAGCTTCGAATTTAGGAATAATCATTTAGAATAATCTCTTTCAATAATCATATCAATATAATGTTTTGCTTTCTTCAAATCTTGTACTTCTCCTTTCGCTGCATGTCTGCAAATATATTTAATAGCATTTCCTTCTGCAAATAGCAATTTATTTTTATTAATAAATTCACTAGGTTGAATTTTCATTTTTTTATAATGTGTCCCGCCTATTTGTTTATTATATACGCTCATGAAGTTTCCAACAGGATTAAACAAAATATAAAAGTATATAGACAAATAACTGTTATTATTGTAACGCTGTTCATTCTTGATAACCATATCTTTCTATTTTTGCCTTTAATAAATATAAATTTTGTTTTGCTCGTGTTGCACCAACATAAAAAATCCTGTGTTCCTCGTATTGTTTTTCAAGACTATTTGCCATAGAATTTCTTATCTTACTTGTATTATCTAATGCTAGAATTACATTCATCGCTTCTCCACCTTTAGTAACATGAATAGTTTGTAATTTAATTCTAGCAGGAAGACTTAATTTTTCTCCGCTACTGAGCATGGTTCTTATATATAATTTCTCATTAGCATTAGCTTCTGTAAACATATCAAACCATACACTTCCTCGGCTAAACCCAGCGTCTTCTATGTTTATTAATTTCTTTTTTTCAAATGATTTTTCGTTAAAATCGAAATCAAGATAATCAAAAATATCTCTACATTCTGGTAATGTTATAGATTCTCCTTTATTCCACCGAGTCCAATTTAAAATGCTTTTGTACAATCTTACATCGTGACTTTTGCCGTTTTTAGTTTCGTAATATAGATTTTTATCCCTTAATTCTTTTTCAATTTTTAGTATTTTTGAATTTGTTCTTGCCAAAATTAACCAATTATCTTTAAATAGGTTCACATTATCTAATGAATATATAGCTTCTTGGTGTCCTTCTATGATATTTTTTTCTTTATCTTTTCGAGGTTCCCATGTTTTATCAATTCGTTTATTTTCTGGAATACGTGAAATCCATTTATTAGCAATTTTCTGAACCGCTTGAGGAACCCTGCGAGATTCATCGAGAAATTCATTGTCCGCAGGTTCATTAATAAATCTATTAACATCTGCTCCGGCCCAGGCAAAAATAGCTTGATCATCATCACCCGCCATAAAGATATTATTGGTTTTTGTTTTTAATATGTTAAACATTTTCCATTGAATTGGAGATAGATCCTGAGCTTCATCAATAAAGATTACATCAAATGTGGGAGATTTATAAGATTCTTTTATAAATTTATTAATCATATCTGTGTAGTCAATTAAATTATTTTTTTGTTTATAATTTTGAAGGTTAATATCAATATGCTTCAAAATTTGATAGTCAATTTTTCTAGAATACTCATTAGTATTGAATTCTGTTTCAACCAAAATATCCTTGACTCTTGATTTATTAATAAGTTGGAAATATTCCGAGTCACAGGTTAAATATCCATTGCTTTCCATATCATCATATTTTGTATATTTTACACGAACATTTGTAAGTCTACCAATATCCTCATAATGCTCTGGTTGCATTACACGATCTTCAGTTAAACCTAGAACGTGAAAAGAAAAAGAATGCAAAGTTTGAAAAAATTTTAAATCTTTCTTTTTAAGATTAAATGAAACATCTTTAAATTCTTTGTTTTCAAGAAAAGTATCTCTTGCGTTATAGGCCGCTTTTTTAGTGAATGCAAAGTATCCTATACGATTCAGTGGAGTTCCTTTTTTTATGTAGTCTCTTACATAATTGAGTAAAGTAAAAGTTTTACCGGTTCCTGGTGGACCCAATACTTTTATTTTTTTCATTATATGATGTCTTTTCTCGACTTAATAGAAACTATGTCTTCATCAAGATCAGGTTCTTCAAAAATTGATTGTAGGACACAGACCACATCAAGTGGTTCATAAGATTTTTCTTCTTCTTTCTTGGGAAATCTTTTTCTAGTAAATTTTCCTTTAATCTTTTCAATATTTTCAATCATCCATCCCGTTCGATCTTGTTTTATTTTCCATTCTTTACTTTTAAGAAAATTATAAAATGGATCGAATCTAAAGTATGCATATTCTTCATCGAAAAGAGTAGCTCCACTTTTAAAAGCAGTGTATGTTGTTGCTTTTGGGCCGTTTATATATTCTTTCATACAAATAAATAATTGGTCCTCGGGACTTGTTCCTTTTGGAGGATCTAATTCTTTTTGAGTAGAAAATAAAACATCTAACACCTCTTGATAGGCAACATCTTTTACACGTGGCGGGATAAACCCTGCATAAATTCCAATAATATTTCTTACTTTTCTTTGATCTGTAATCCATTCAATGGATTTTGCATGCACAGGTTTAATTTTTACACCATCAGGTAACGCTACATTAAATGTATATTCTGGGTCTGGTTTATAATTAATTTTTACAAGACCAGATAATCCAGGGAAAATTCTGTTTTTATCTGAATTTATTCCATATTTTCTTTTAATGCATTCTGCTTTCATGCAATGATGAACAATAGGTTCTTCGGTACAGGTATGTCCCTTAGTTTCCTTTTTCCAAGATCTTATTTTGAATCTAACTTTCTCATCATCCCATTCTTTTGAATATTCGAAATAATCTCTTGCAGCTTCTATGATTTTTTGCTCCCAATCATCGGGATATTTCTTTTTTGCAAAAACCATATAATTATATAAAAACCTATCTCGTCCATCGGACAGTTTTTCCTTGCTTAATGCCTGTAAACACGGAGGACCATCTTCGAATTCTTTTGCACCTCCCTGCAACACAGCTTTTACATGAGTTAATGAGAATTCTTCTAATTCTTTGGCTGTTTTTTGATTTACTTCAACAACTTGGATAAATTGTTCAAATGTGAAGGATGTGCCGTCTAGATTTAAAGCCACTCTTTCTTTTTTATTGTAA